GAGCTTGCTGCTGTTATCCATAACTAAAGCTTACTACTCAATCTAGATATTACCAAATCCAGTTTAGTTGGATATCTCCTTAGGTGTGGAAACATATATCTGGAATAATTATTGAATGGCTTGGCACCAGTGTCATGCTTTGTTTACCATTAGTAGTCCTCTGGTCTATTGCTACTGCCTTCATCGCTGTCCTTCACACGTCCTCTTGTGTTGGTGGTTCCCTCATCAACGAACTTTGGGATGCGCTTGGCTTTCTTGCCCTTAGTGACGGGCTTGCGGTCAGCCAATCCCAGGGACACCAGCTCACTGTCGTAGCCGTTGGCTGCAAGCCAAGAGTGGAAGACCGTGTCGGTCTCAGTGAGGTACTGCTGGTACAACGCCGATATTGACTTTCCTCGCTGCTCCCCAGAGCTCTTGGCCTGGGACCTGAAGGTAGATGCCTGCTTGAGAAAGCCAGCCGCCCTGACTGCATTCCTATTCTTGACCGCTGCCAGTGCCTCCATCAGCAGGTCGAGTATAGCTCCCGAGTTATCAGCGGCCTTGGCCTGACCTTTCTTATAGGACTCCTGGCCGGTCGTCCTGTTGGCAACTTCTAGAGAGCGCGTCCTGCCTTCTTCCTCGGCGTCGATCAGCACTCGTATCTCTGTAAGGTCACTCTTCCGTACGTCACGCTTATCAAGCTCCAGCGACAGCTGGTACGCCGCGTCCATTCTTTCAGGGGCTAACATCATAGTGGTCTCCTTGTCGTGTGGCCTAGGAAGGCCAAGGAGCCAAGTATGCACCTAAGCACTAAGGAGCGCAAGCCGACTAAGCACTAAGCAACGATACCCGCCCTCGCGCGCGAACGACCACTAACCCCTGCGCCCCGTATAAGAAACCCCTTTAGGGTTACTAATACTGGGGGCGCTGAAACGGGCTTGCCGTGCTCTGGATTGAGACCTGCCAGAGGTTCTACTGCAAGACTCTGGTCTAGACTGGTGCAGTCGCGTACAAGTACGCTGCACCGTCTGACCACGCTTACAGGAACTAGAAGTTTGCGTTTAGGCTTGGTGTGGTGTAAGCTTGGGGCAGGCCGCCGCTAGCGGTCATTCAATAATCTAAGGAGTCCACCTCTCATGACTATCAACAACACTCCGGAAGCTCAGCCAGAGGCTACTGCCTCGGTTCAGGTTCCTGCTCCAGTGCCAGCGGTGAATCATGTGGCCGTCAAGCAGTCCAGGGACAAAGCTCAGTACACTCGACAGCAGACAGGTCACTCGGTGATCAAGCACGCGCTACTCGGGATGTTTGTTCTCTGGATCCCAACAATCTATTACGCAGCGTCACCGAACCATTACTGGCACGCCTGATGGATCCCGAATTCGGGGGGANCCCCACCCTGACAATTCCTGTTCCTATGGTTGCCCCACTCGGCATCCCAGTGGACACCAAGGTCAAGGTTCAGGAAATCTGGGACACGTTCGTGAAGCCCGAACAGGATGCAGGCATACCTCAATCCGTGGAGATGCGAGTGCTCATGGCCATCCTGAGGTCTGTGTATGAAGGGATGGAATCATAATGGCATACAACGGATATGAGCCTACACAGGCTCAGGAGACCATGCGCAAGGAGATGTCCATCAGTGAAGTGGTAGACGAGGCCGTCGGTAAGTCTAACCATACTGGCCAGCCTGAACTGAACGTGTCTGAGCTGGCTCTCGACATAATCAATGAGGGTGGCACTCTCACTCTTAGTATGGCACAGTGGCAGACCGTGCAGAATATGATCGAGCAGGGAATCCTAGTAGGAGTTCGGCATGGTCAATAAGCCTAACCGTGACGTGAAGGCTGCATGGTGGCTGACCAGTGCCTACTGTGACACGTGTCGAAAATATCTGCGCAAGCATCACATGTCTCGGCACGTACAGTCGGCCACCCATCAGCGTCTGAAGGACGTCTACGATGTGATGGCTAGCGACAGAGCCTTCACTCGGTTCCTAGAGAATGTTAGGGGAGTGGACTTCATTGGTGCTGAGGGCAGCATATACGGTCTGGCAAGGTATCGCTTCTGGGCCGATCCTATGGCATAATCCTAACTGGCAGGTCCTAACGACGCAGGGGGTATCCTGGCTTGCGCTGGGTCCTTGTTCTGAGGTATGCTTGGGGTATGCCCACATCGCAGCGCAAGCGCAGACAGGACCCAGAAGCATCTGGTATCTCCGGTGCGCCTCGCTGCAAGGCTCTGAACACCAGCGGGTCTCCTTGTAGACGCAGGCCGGTTCCCGGTCTGACGGTGTGCAGCAGTCACGGTGGAGGCACAGCTGCCAGTGTTCGGGTCGGCAATAAGGCTCGTGTCAGCCAACGAGTAGCCGTGCTGTGGGGCATTAGCCCGGACTCTGGCAGCGTATCCGTGGAGGATGAGCTGAACAGGCTAGCTCGAAATAAGCTTACCGACATCACAGCTCTGCGCATTGAGCTGGGGGATAACTCTCAGGCGTATCACGGGCTGCTCATAGACAGCAAGGAGATATCCGAATCTGACCTCAATGGTCGCACCACCAAACAGTCCCGTAAGAGCAGCGTACATCCTCTCGTGGTCGAGCTGCATAAGGCCGAACAGGAGCTCGTACAGATACTCCGACTGCTGCAAGAGGTCACGGGAGGCTCCGAGGAGATCGACACTAAGCGTCTGCGTACCCAAACAGCTCGGGAAGTTGCACGTCTCCTCAAGGCCTTCCCCGGTATCTCTGTGGATGATGTAGCTGCGGAGGTTAGCCGTCTTGCTTGATCTCGCTACACGACAGTACACCTACGAAGAGGTAGAGGACGACTTCGAGGTCTTCTGCAAGGCATCCAGCATTCGTAACAGTGCTCTCACAGAGGTGCTCCTCAACAGCATGGATCCAGAGGCTCTAAACACCTCATTGGACTGTGTGGCCTATTCCACACCACCTCAGGAAGGAAAAACGACCTGGATCGTCCATTATATAGCATGGCAGCTGCTTCGTAATCCATGGCTCAAGATCGTGTATGCAACTTATTCCCAGTCGCGTGCGAACGCAGTCTCTCGTCAGATCCGTGGACTGGTACAAGCGTGGACTCCACTCAAGGCAGGCTCCAGTAACGTCCAGCGATGGGAGACTCGAGAAGGAGGAGGACTTCTAGCTGCTGGCCGGGGTAGCGCAATGACAGGATTCCGCTCTGACCTCACCGTAATAGACGACCCTGTCAAGGACATGCAAGAAGCCCAGTCCGCCATCATACGCGAGACAACCGTAGAATGGTTCAGCTCAGTGGTACTGACCCGCATGGCAGCACTCAGTCGTATCATAGTCATCGCTACCCGCTGGCACAAAGACGACCTCATAGCTCACGTACAGGCGGCACTTGCCGCCTCTTACGTCAACATACCCGCTCAGGCCACACACGAAAATGATATATTGGGTCGAGCAGTCGGGGAATGGCTCCCATCAGTGCAGAACCGGACAGAGAAGTCCTGGCTCACCATCAAAGGTGCGGTTGGTACTTACGTCTGGCAGGCACTATATCAAGGTGACCCTCAGGTGACTGGTGGGAGCTATATCAACGTAGACAAGATAGATGTCATACCGTGGGATCAGGTGGTGTTCAAGGACGACCACGGGTTCATGCAGACACTGAGCAGAGCACTGGTCATCCAGTCGTGGGACTTGACCTTCGGTGCCATGCACAACGGCAAGAAGAAGGCCACCAGCGGAGACTATGTGGCTGGTCAGGTCTGGGCGGTCGTTGGAACCCGCTGGGTAATGATAGACAGAGTGCATGGCCGCTACTCCTTCACAGAGACAGTCAGCCAAGTGCAGATGATGGCGGCGCGCTGGCCTCAGACCAGTCGCATCTACGTAGAGAAGGCCGCTAACGGGGCAGCTCTTATCGACACTCTCAGCAAGCGCGCTGCGCTCATCACTCCGGTCACGCCACGGGGTAGCAAGGAGGTCAGGGCTCTGGCCATCCAGCCTACTGTGGACGCTGGCAACGTGGCTATCGTAGATACGGTGTACACCGAGGGTATGTTCCAAGAGTTCAGGGACTTCCCATTTGGCAAGCACGACGACGAGGTTGACGCAATGACGCAAGCCCTAAGTCAGGGCAAGCAAGACTACTTCACGATGGGGAGCTAACATGACCGACATCCAGCAGTTCCTGCTCAACAGGGACAGCCCGACATATGCCGCCTACTATAACGGCAAGATGAGCTATACCCTGCACGGCAAGGAGTGGGAGACCTATGTCGCCAATGCCTTCCCTAACCTCAAGGACCAGCAGACCAGCGAGAATATCTTCAAGGGCGTCATAGACCTGTACGCAGAGAACCTAGTTCCCGTACCCAAAGAGCTGAGGGGCTTCAGTAACGTGCTGGTTCCCCTCCTATCACGTGGGGAGTGTCCAGTCGTAGTGGACTCCGCTGGCACTCCTCACTTCCCGGAGCACTTCGAGATGATCAGTGACGGCCAGTACACTGTCGCCGCTATCTATACCCGGTCTATCGAAAAGATGCAGGACTACGTCACCTACGCTCACAGCGACGGCCACACTGAGCTCTGGACCAAGGACGTGCCAGCGGACATGAATCCCGCCGACAAGCTCGGGTATAAGTTCGATGAGGCGACCACGGGCAACACACTGTTCCGCTTCGCGCTAGACGACAAGGGCTTTGGAGCTAGCATGGCCGCGCTGCAGGACCGAGTGAACCACAGCATCATCGACCAGACCGTTATCGCGGAGATGTATGCTCGGCCCTTCTGGTACCTCATGAACGTGAGCTTGCCTCCAGAGAACCCGTACCTCAAGAACCAGCCAAGCACAGACGCCATGAAGGAGCAGAAGGCCGATGGCGCTGCCGGTAGGATCTTTACCACCTCTAGCGAAGGCCCGTTCGGACAGCTGGAGCCACCGACAATTGCAGACATGATCGCCTACCACGACAGCATACTGGACAAGGTAAGCCAAGGCACCGGCATCCCCCAGCACTACTTCAAGCCGGGATCCGGCGTCCCGCCTACAGGGGTGGCTCTCAAGGTACTCAGCAAGCGGTTCAACAATAAGGTCATCCGCATGCGTGAGGACATCGAGATCCAGCTAGAGGAGCTTGCCGTGCTGCTGGGCTTGGCACCAACTGCTGAGGTGGCTGGCCAGACAGACAAGGAGTTCGAGTTCTGGAACACCACCGACGACCTCCTACAGGAGTCCCTGGACGCTCACGGGCTGGCTCTCAGCGAGATGGGTTATCCGCTAGCGTACATCGCAGAGGTTGTGACTCCTGAGATTGACCTGAGCGATTATGAGGACGATGGCTATGCCGATGACAGCCAGATGTCTCCCGACCAGATAGCTGCTTACGCACAGAATCCCGGACAGAAGGCAGGGGCTCCCGCCATGAACCCAGTACCGACACCTCCCGTACCACCAGCCGCTAGGGCGTAGACCATGGACCATGAAGGCGTATCCGTAGGCACTATCACTATAGACCTGTTCATTGACGGGGACGGTGCCATGATAGTGAGCACTGGCATTGATGGTGACCTTCAGTACCTGATAGCTATGGGTATGCTGGAGATGGCCAAGGGAAGCCTAGACGAGGTACTAGGGGATGATGACTGATGGGCACGGTGCCGACAGGCAGGATGGAGCGGGAGCTACGCAAGTACTATCTCCGCTGGGTCAGGAGCCTGCCTCTAGATGCTGACATGACTGTGGAGCTAGCCAAGTTCCGCAAGAAGAGCCTGAAGATCATGGAGGAGATGGGCGGGGCCGCATCGCGCTTAGGTGTGGCCGCGGACTTTCCTGCTCCCAAGAAGCTTGAACTCGCCTTGCAAGCTGGCACTATTTACAGTGAGATGGAGAAGGCCGCTGTCAGTGCCAGCATCATGACCGGACTGAACGCCAATGATGCTGCTCGTGCCATGTTACGAGGAGGCATGAATAAGGGTCACTACAAGCTCAAGAGGTTGGCACGTACCGAGACAGTGAGGGCTTACTGGGGCAATCAGTGGAATGAGGCTGACGGGCTTGGTCTGGTCATGGTGTGGTCTGCTGAGAGGGGGCCTCGTACTTGTCAGTGGTGTCTGAACCGTGATGGTCTAGTGGTGCCAGATCGCAGCATACAGGATCACCCCAATGGCCGCTGCACTCTCGTGCCTACTCTCCCTAAGAACTTGGATTACAAGGGCAGCGTCAATCCCGAGGCTACGGACAATAAGGCTGGTCGGGAGCAACCGACTTCTGTACGGGATCCCGCGTGGGACAAGCCAGATACCGTGTCTGCTGTCCAGACCACACCAAAAACTCAGAGCCTGATAGACGACGCAGATATCAAGTCAGGGCACTTGCAGATGATGAATAATGAGGGCCTGCTAACAGACGACGAACTCCGCTATATTATGACAGCTAAGAGTGATATAGCTAAGGCAGCGCAGGTAGCTGCTAGGACGTCTCCTAGGTCTTCCACAGCGACGTATAGCACTGAATCTGCCACTAAGGTAGTTGCTGACTCTAAGCGCAAGTATGCCAGCTATGACAAGGACGTGGTACCCGATCAGGCCATGTCTGACAGCTTCCAGAAGTACACGTCACAACAGTCAACTGAAGCCTTTGATACAATGGATGAGTACTTTGGAAATGCTCAGTCGTGGGACATCAACGCGGCACTTCGTGCTGGAGACGCTCCTGATGAGCTGGCTGCGAAAATCGGTGAGGTTATCAACGGATACGAGCTGCCAGAGACTGTGAATTCCTATCGAATACTGTTTGACATGGATGACCTACCCGCTGACCTAACGGGGGCTCAGTGGAAGGACAAGGCATTCCAGTCGACCACATTAAGCCGTGATCACCTGGATAACGTGGTAGCGGCCATGGACAAGGATGGCGATCCTGCTGTGGTGCTGGAGATGATAATCCCCAAGGGAACTAAGGCTGCCCTGAACGCCGACGAGTACGAGGTACTGCTGCAGAAGGGATCCAGCATGCGCATCGTGGAGGACACTACGATCGGCAACACGCGGACACTGAAGGGATACGTAGAATGAGAGACCCAATAGCCGAGCAGGACATACGCATAGAGGTGATCCTGCCAGATGGCACCTCAGTGCAGACCACGGGGCCGGAGAAGCCGTCCCGACCAAAAACTTCCAGGGAGGAGGCTCCGGACACCCTAGCTAGACTAGGCGACTCGCCGGAGTGAGAGACAGGGCTTGCGTTGCAGGCCTTGAACAGGTAAACTAACAGAAAGGGTACCGAGATGGCTACCAATAATCCGCAGGGAGATCCTGCAACTGATGTGGCTGAGACAGCTAATCAGGACGACAAAGCGGCAACTGACGGAACTCCAGGCGAGACGCCCCCGAGTGACCCACCTAAGCCCGTATCCCAGGATGGCACGCCAAGTGACCACACCGACAGCACCGACCAGCAGGACACTGCTAAGGACCCGGCCAAGGCCTCACTCCTTGCAGACCTCCAGAAAGAGCGCGGTAGCCGTAAGGCACTCCAGGCTCAGGTTGACCAGCTTGCCGCTAAGGCTGCGACGGATAGTCAGACAGGCGAACAGCTCACTGCTGTGCAGCGCAAGTACGACCGTCTCGAGGAGTTCCTCTCCAAGGCCGGTGGCACTCTGGGTAAGGCATTGGACAGTAAGTCGTTCACTACATCGTTGTTCGAGACGGATGACGAAATCTCTACCATCGTTACCGACTGGAACAAGGCTAACCCGACAGCCACATCCAGCGCTCTCGGTAGCGGTCCCGCCGCGCCTGATGGGAAGAAGCCAAGCATCAACGACCTTCTCCGATCAGCTGCCAAGTAAGCCAACCCAGTAACACCAACAGGAAGGAGTCAGTCTAATGGCTGACATCACTCGTGCTGACGCTCTCGCTCTGCTTGCGAGTCAGGACATCAACGAAATCATCAAGCCGGATACGGCACAGTCGGCGGCTCTGGCCTCCTTCCGTACTATCCGAATGACTGCTGGAACTGCCAGCATGCCGGTCCTCTCAGCCCTGCCAACAGCGGGGTTCGTCACGGACACCAGCTCGGATACGGCCACGGACATCAAGCCTACGTCCAAGGCCAGCTGGACCAATAAGACCCTTGTCGCCGAGGAGATCGCTGTTATTGTGCCTGTGCACGAGAACACCCTTGCCGACACGAAGTTCGACATCTGGTCAGAGATTCGACCGCTGGTGTCTGCTGAGTTTGGCCGCGTCCTGGACGGTGCCATCTTCTTCGGCACCAACAAGCCTGCGACGTGGCTTGACCCGGCTCTCGTACCGGGGGCAATTGCTGCGGAGAACTACGTAGTTGACGGCAC